TTAAAACTAGACCAAACCAAAACACTGAAGGGTTTTATACTATTGGTGTTACTATTGAAGTAAGGTTTAGACAAGATAATTCAACTATTGTAGAGAGTACGGCTACCGGAACCTTAAGGTGGTACGGCCCGTAATAGCAAAAAACCCCTTAGACCTAAACCTAAGGGGTTTTATTTTATTCTTTAGAATCTTCTTCCAAAGAGGCTAGATACTCAATTCTATCTATAATGTCTTCTGCTGTTATATCTTTCTCAGTAGAGATACCTGATACTTTTACAATCTCAGATAGTATTTTATTCATATTATCAAGCGCTTCGTTAGCGTCATAAATTTTTGCTTTTAAAAGCGTTAATTGAGTTTCGTCGTTCATTAGTTTTCCTTATACTAGTTCGTCTGTACTTCCAAAACCGCCGTCGCCGCGCGCAGTTTCGTTTAGTTCTTTAACCTCTTTAAAGATTACTTTTTCTTTCTTCTTAAAGATAAGCTGACATAGATAGTCACCAGGGTATATGATTAGCTCCGCAGACCCTGTATTCTCTATGTACATATCGATGTAGCCTCTAAAGTCTGAGTCGATAATACCAATAGTATTAGCTAATCGGTATCCTTTATTACCGGAACTAGACCTAGGTACTAGCTCTGCGTACATATCTTCGGGTACTTCTAAAGCTACTCCCGTAGTTACTTTAGACTTACAACCTCTAGGTATAACCACTGTATCGTTAGCTGCTATGTCGTAGCCTGCAGATCCATCGGTAGACTTACGCAGTTTCGCTTCCTGCATTTCTTCGTATTTAACTTTAATCAAGCTCATTAATTATCTCCTGCATAATATCGTCAATTAATTTTGTATTGTTATTGTCTGGGTGGTTTATAGCTTCTTCGCAGTAGCTAAGCAAGTCCATTAACTCGTAGTTCCTAAGAATTTTCTCAGGGTCGTTATTAATTGACTGTATATATTTTTGTTTACCTGCTAGAGGTAATGCATCGTATACGTCTAATGCTGAGCCATGCTCGCGTATTAGATTATAAGCTCGTTTTGCTCCTACACCTGGGAATCCTGCAACATTGTCTCCAGGGTCTCCAGAAAACACCTTCATAGACACGTAGTCTTCAGGGTTTTCGCATCCGTCATGAGACTCTGCAAAGTTATCCAGAGTATACTCTTTTCTAGTAACATAAGAGAACCTATGTACGTTTGGCTTTAATAGTAAGTCCCAGTCTTTATCTGAAGAAATTAACCAAATGTTGTCAAATAAGTGTCCGTACTTTTTAACAATGTAAGCAGCAATATCGTCCATTTCCACATTGCGAAGTTTTATTGTGTGATGCATAGTACCGACCAAAGCAAGGGCTTTTTCAAAGCCCTCCAAGAACTTCTTGAACTTCTCGGCTTCTTCTTCAGTCTGTTCTTTTCGCATTATTTCACGATTTGCTTTGTACTCGCCTTCGCTTACTTCCTTTCTGAAAGTAGATTTTCCGTAGTCTGATCCTACGATTACATGATTGCAACCGTAGGATTTAGCTAAGGAGTTAACAGTATTCATATAAGGAGCAGCGTGGTCGAACAAGCTTTGTTGTTTGTATCTAAATCCTAGGTTAAGACCGTCAACTAAAAGCAAATTATTTTGCCCATCAAAGTCTCTAGTGTCTAGTCCTTCGTCTTCTAATTCAAATATTCCCTTCATACTAGTATTATTTCCTCTACTTTTTTAACTGCTAGCCAGTCTGTGAATAAATAAAGGTTAACTCCTTCCATACCAAAAGCGGTAATGGAGAACTTATTAATACCTTCAATATTCTCTTCTACTGCTATAATAGGCTTGCCTCTATCTTTTTTAAATACTAGAGCAGGCTTTCTATTCATTTCTTTTGCTTCTCTAAGTGTTTGTTCCCACCAAGAGAATATGTTATTTGATTTAGCTGATAATAGGTTCTCTTGAATTACTGTGTCTTTAAAAGACTTGCATTCAAAGCAATAGTAATAGTGGTTAGTCAGGCAGTATAAATCACCTTTCATTGTACCTGCTCCGCTAAGTGGAACTCTGTCCCACTTAACGCCAGTTTTTTCAGTAAGCATATTTCTCACAAAATATTCGAACCTAGCACCTTTTGCTGACTGCTTACTTCCCACTTTTTATTTCCTCTGCTATTTGCATTTTGAAGTCTTTCCTTCTTTAACTATAGATACCGTGTCTGCTAAAGGATGCTCAAACCCATGACTAACCACTACTGAGTTAAGATTCTGCTCTTTAACTAAAATATCTATCAAATTCTCTCTAGACTCTACGTCTAGTACAGAAATAACTTCATCTAAGAATAGTATATTAATACTTACTTTAGAAATTGAAGTCATCATCTTCCTTACTGCTAGTAAGGTAGCTGTGTTAATATTGTTAAACTCACCACTAGACGCTGAATTTATATCGATTTCTTCACCGTGTTGGAATACTACTATACGAAGTTTAGAATCCTCAATCTGGAATCTAATGTTGAAGTCACCATTACTTAATAGAACTAAGTATTCGTTAATTAGTGCTTCAAATACTTTGATGTTAGATTCTATCTTATACTGTACAAGACCTTTCGGCCCGAATTTAGTTTCTCTTTAGCTTGAGCTACTAACTCTTTCTGCGCTTCGTATTTAGCAATTTGCTTAGCGCGCAGAGTGTTGTGCTGTTCAGCTTGTTGCTTAGCAACAGTTTGTCTATTGTATTCAGCAGTAAGTCTAGTTATTTCGTCCTCAACAGAGTCAGGTAAAGCATCCGGCTTTTCAGTATTTTCTAGTGCTTCTTGTGCGTTTTCAAAGGCTGTTTTAAGGTCTGCTTGCTTCTCTACAAGTAATTGATGCTTGGAATATTCACTAGCTTTGCGATTACCTTCTTCATGCTCTCTTTGCTTACCTTGTTGGTACTCTACGAGCTCGTTCAGCTCCTTTTTAAGGCATAGTAAATGTTCTTGTTTACTTTCGCTGTCAGGCAATTCTTGTCCACATGCGGAACATTTTCCTACTCCGGACTCTAGCTCCATAATACTCTTTCTTAAAGAGTTAATTTGTCCTTGTACATTTTGAGCTTCTTTGTATAGATTTTTTAAGTGCTCAGTATCGGGAGCTTCTGGTTCATCTTTTGGTAATTCAAAAGCTTCCCATGCTAACTTAGCTCCTTCCCTAGCTTTCAAAGCCCTAGCGTATCGAATAGTTCTTTCTTGAATTTTTTCACGCTGAGACTCTATAGCTTTAAGATTAGCAATCTCGTCCCTGATAGTTTCGTCTACTACAGGTACTTCTTTTGCATCATACGTAACCTCAATAGCTCTGTTAGACTTTATTTCGGATTCTTTGGCCGCAGCGACGGCCTTATGTCCTGTTAATACGTCTTTAGCCTCTTTCACAACTTCTTTAATTCTATTGTGAATAGTAACGTATTTGTCTAAGGATAGAAGTGATATTAAGAACTCTTTTCTCTTAGAGTCGGTAGCTTTCAAGAAGTCCAAAGAGCTGTTCATTGACTGGTACACTAACTTACTAAATGTGTTGAAATCTAGTTTTAGAATTTCCGTTTCTAACTTTTTGTAAGTCTGAGTAGGGGTGTGTCCTGATATATCTTCCCCGTTTTTAGTTAGCGTAAGTTTTGTGCTGCTCTTTACTACTTTCTCTAGTATATATTCGTCACCGTCTACGTCAAACTCAACTGTACCTGAGTAATAGTTAGAGTCCGTGTATCGGTTTTTTATATCTGCCTTTTTAGTGCCTCTAGAGTTTTTATTATACAGAAGCTCTTCAAGTATTGTCGGTATTGAACTTTTACCTGCACCGTTCTTACCTACAAGTTGAAGCACGTTAGAGTTGTTTAGGATAATCTCATTATTCTCACCATAGGAGAACATATTGCTAAACTTTAACTTTTTTATTGTAATCATAAGTCGTCTACTCCGTGTAGCGCTTCTTTAAATATAGTAAGAAGTCTTGACATACCCTCTCCCTTAATATCCTTAACTCCTTTAAGATATGTTTGAAGCTCGTCGGATATGTCACCTGTTAGCTCTAGAGTTGGAGGAGTTACAATATCTTTAGCTACTTTCTTATCTAACAGTTCATTATTCTTAACTTTAGATAGATCGGCTAAGTTACCCTCAATCTCATAAAGAGTGTGGTGATACTCGCCAGGTACTGCTTCTTCAGGGTCGGTAATAGTAAGTCTTAATAGTTGTGGTAGGTTTAGCTCTTCCCACTCATGATCTCCGGTATTAGAATCAAATAATATAATACCATTTGCTCCCTTTGATACACTTCTATGAAAGCTAGTAGTGTATGGGCTACCTGGATATATAAGATTTAACTGGGAGTTTTTACGAGAGTGTAAATCTCCGCAGAATACTTTTTCATAGTGGGAGAACTTGGAAAGTTCTACTTCTGGTTTAACGTGTGGTGGGATTTCACCGCGTACGTGTGTTACTGCTAGTGTAGACTTTGGAGTGCTCCAGCTATCTGAGAATAGTATGTTGTTGCTCGCAAACTTCAAAGCAATCCTTTTTCTTAGTAAGCATTTCATGGTTTCCAGGTATTAAAATTATTTCTTCATGCTCTAGCGCTCTAAGGAAGTCATACATCAAACACACTTCTGGCATAGTAGGCTTAGCTACATCAAGCAAGTCTCCACCAATTACCAATGTTTTATCTTTGTATTCATTTAACTCTTTTGCTAGTAGCATTACTCGGTTGCGCTGCCATTCACTAGGTACATTCTTTTGTCCTAACTTTATGTGAATGTCTGCTACGAAAATATGATCCATGTAATTCCTTAAAAGAAGGGTGACTTACGCCACCCTCTTCGAACTAATTAGTCTTCTAGTTCGTTCATTGCTTCTGCTGTAGCTTCTGCTTCAGACTCTGAGTTTTCCGCCGGAGCACCTTCTAGGTGAACTTTAAGACGAGCACGTTGGTCTTCTGCTGTTTCACGTGGGAAAATTTCAGCCATTGGTTTAAGGTCTTTAACCTTTTCCATGTACTCCTCTGAAAGAGGCTCAGATACAAAGCTGAATGGGTCTACATCGTAAGCTACGTTGAACACTTGCTCTACTGTAATCCAGCAACCTTTCTCGTAGCTAGTTGGGTTGATTTTTTGCTTTTTAGCAAACTTGATGATATCTTGTAGCATACCTTTCTTAAGAGTTAGTACCTCTAGGTTGCCTGTTGCTTCGTTTAATACTTGGCAACGGTACCCCCAACCGCAACGTAAGTCATTACCTTTACCATCCTGTAGGTTAAGCTCTTTAACAGGGTCTGGTAGGCTAGAATTAAACTTCTCTGTGTTACGATCGAACTGCAAGCATTCAAATGAGCGGTCGTCGCCAGTTGCCCCTTTCACCCAGTAAAAGTAACCTGGTAGAATGTCACCAACAATACGGAAACGGTTAGTGCCGTCTTGTAGTTTCATGTAAGTAACTTTAGAGCCTTTTTTAGCTTCGCCTTGTAAATCGTCAAATGATAGCATATGTATTTATTCCTTATTTAAAATAATTTCTGTTTCTGTTATAGTAATCAGGGGGTTGGTTTCTAACTCCCCTAGTTTAATCCAGTTTGGGATAAGCCCTCTACTGAGTGTTTTTCTTTGAGACTCTGCGTAGTCATCATAGTTACGTAACGCAGCAAGTCCTAAGTATTGAGCCTTATGTAAGGCAGAAGCTTTAGATTTAAGTAAGCCCTCTTCATTTATTAGGAAATCGTTGCCGCGTCTGTTTTTTGTTAGCTCGAAAGCTCGCAGTATTTTCTTAGGCATTCCTGCACCTAATATGTAACAGTATTCATAATCGAAGTATGTCATTTTGTTTAATCCCTCAATTTGAAAAGTCATTATATACATAATATATCGAAATGTCAAGAAATATTTTAATTTTATTTGCACTACAGGGTATCTAGATTGTTAACCTTTCCAAATACTTCTGTGTTTAAAACTCTGCCACAATCTTCGCAGTGAGTTATTTTGCTTATTATTTTCTTACCTGATCCAGATAAGCCACCGTTGCTCAACTTGGTTACGGTATTGTTATGTTCGCAGGAGGCCATTTTTTGTATAAATTTTTCTATACCGGTAGAGAGTATTTGCCAATACTTTCCATGGTCTCCCATGCTATGGTCTACTAAGTCTTTAGAAACCTCTGCAAGTATGAGGTTAAGTGTAGCGTTAGCTAATTGTTTGCTCATGTTGTTTCACCAAGTCCAGCATTGCCGCCCTGCTCATTTCTTTAACTTCCCAGCCCTCTCTTGTATACAGAGCTTTCCTGTTATAGAACTGTCTTCTAGCTGTTTCACCCTCTAGTCTTATATCCACTACTATAGGAGATAGCTTACCCTCAGCAGGTCTTTGAACCCTACCAATAAGCTGTTCTAGTAGTTCTTCGGAACTAATCAAAGAGCCTGCGACTAGAGCAGACAGTTCATTAAGGGATACACCCTCAGAGAATATAGACTGTGTTGCACATAGTGATAATGCCTTTCCTTGTTTAACAGCATTCATGACTATCTCCCGCTCTTCGGCGGTAGCGGCCATGTTCTTAGCTATTATTAAGCTATAAGGTAACGCTTTGTGTGCTTTTTCTAAAAACTCCACCCTATCTGCAACCACCAAAACTCTGTGCCCTAGCTGCTCCAATATTTTAGTTATGAAAATAACATCACTTAAATGTCGTGGGTCTTCCATAACTGCATTGGCGCGGCGTGCCCATGGAATCATAGAGTTGGATGGGATTTGTACTGCTGACCTATAAACCCACACAGTAGGTTTCATACGGTTTTCATCTTTACCAACAAACCTCTTAGAACCAAAGAAGTCGTTAAACAGTACGTGTTTACCGTCTCGTCTGGTCAATGTACCACTAAGACCTATTTTTATAGATGCTCTAGATACGTTCAGAACTTTGGTAAATGTATTGGCAGAACAATGGTGGCACTCGTCGATTATCAGCATTCCATACGTACCGCTTTCCTTTTGGATAATCTTCTCTACTGTTTGTATATTACCTACGGCTATTGGAGATTCGGGATTTATAACCTTCCCACCTCCAATAACACAAGGCTCTATACCAAAGTGCTGTTTTATTTCCTTAACCCACATATCACGTATAACTGTGGTAGTAGTTACTATTAAGGTCTTTAATTGGTACTTAGCTATTAAGCCCATAGCACATATAGACTTACCCCACATTTATGTTACGCGTCAGACCGTTACCTGACGCTCTTTATCTTTCGACAAAGATCGGACTATATCTTTAATATCTTAATGATATTACTCTCCATTTCGACTTCCGTTGAAGCCTACTCCCATATAGGGATAGTCTCTGAACTTTACCCATTTCAGGGTCTTAGCTGCTGATTATCCAATCTTTTTATTTTCAAACATTCGCGCTTACCGTTTCCAGTTACGCTGTAGTTAAAAAGCTCTAAGGACGTTCCAGCAATTAGAAGAGTTTATACCGAGCTAAGGTTACACTAACCCGGTTTACAGTTGATAATACCAGACATACCATCGCTGAAATAATCATTAGCTTCTGCTTGATTCTCTCTTAGCGTAAAACTAGGTTCTGGTATGTCAGCTTCTTCATAACTACGTTTGTCTACAATTTCGTAATCATCTGGTATTAGGTCTACTCTACCTGCGGGGAATGTAACAACCATATCAGATATCCTAGTAAGGTGTCTAATAACCAAAGGGAACTCTGAGATAGGTTGTTGGTTTATTTCATAAGTTAGCTCAGACTCTAGCTTATGCTCCAAGTCTGAGCCCTTAGAACAGTTTAAGTATATCTTGTTAGATATTACTGCCTTTTTTCTCATATTTTTGTTCTAACTGTTTTGAACTCTGGAAGCTCCTCGGAAGTTATTAAATCAATTAAAAAGGTACGCCTACCTACTTCAACATAGGCTATATGGGTGTACTGACCGTCAATAGATACAAATGTTCTATTAGTTTCTAAAACCTTATACGCTCGATGCCCTGTTTGAGTTAGCCAAGATGCTCTTATCTTGGCTATTTTAATATTATAGAACTTAGCAGGCTTATATAAAATCATACGACCTGTGCTATCTATAAACTCCCTATGTTTAGAACGAATAACCTGACCTATTGTCCTGTGCATCTTATATAGTGGATACACTTTATACGGACAAAGTGGGTCGGTTTTTAACTTCATTCTGCGTATAGCATAATCGTCGTCGGTTTTGTACTTATAGTCAAGCACCCATCTAGTTCTGTTAGTTTGAATAACAATGTAGTTACCTTCCTCGAATTTATCTACGTACTTCCTAATTTCGTAGATCGGGAATTGGCACTCCAGAAACATCAAACACCTCTCTTACTCTTAGCTCCACATGAACGTAACCAGAATTAGCTAATGTTAATGAAGGTACTAAGAACTTTAGCAACTCTTCTGATATAGTCAAGTCACAAGCTAGATATAAAGTACCGTCTGTCACATTAGGTAGTAATACAGTACCTACTTTGTTGTTGTCCAAGTATATAGGGATCTCAGACTGTGGGGAAGTAGGGCCGGTTCTATGTAGAACCAGCTTGTATAGATAGGTTACAAAGCTACTATCATCAGAGCTTCCCTCAGCTCCAAAAACTTTAAGTAATTTTCTCATTATGCTACCTTAGCTAAGTCTGGATACTTAGCTTCTAATTTACCACAAGAATAGTCTCTAGAACCACCTGGCTCTGAGTCCGCCTCTAGACCAACAGGACAGTCAGGGATTGAACATCCACGGTCTTTTTGCACATTTCTAGTTACTAGCTCGATGTACTCTTCTACTTTGTCTTCTCTAACAATTGACACGATGGAGTCATGTACTAGAGCGAAGATTTCAGCAGGGAATCCTTTTTCTATGATTTCCTTATCAGCATCAATTGCACCTAGTAACAATGAATCACTAGAGATAGACTGGATGATTGCGTTAAATCCTGAACGAACTTCACCAGAAGCAATACCTCTATCCTTAGAGTTAATGTTACGTAGTCTACGCTTTCTACCAAAGTGGTTGTAGATGAAACCATGCTCTTTGATTTGGTTATGACATTCATCAATCCAACGTTTAAGCTGCTTGAATCTGCGGAAGTAGTCTTGGATATATCCTTTAGCGTCTTCTACAGTACAAGTCGCAGGTTGGTCATTCTCTAGGAATGCTAGGTTAACCGCTTCTGCTACCTTTGCTGGGCCTGACCCGTACAAAATGCCGAAGCTAATGGCTTTTGCTGCCTGTCTTAGCGCAGGATATAACTCCTTTACGTCTTTAGGTTCGCAAGGTAAGTTAAATACCATGTGTGCGATGTTACTGTGAAACGTTTATGTTACGAGTTAGTCGCTTTACTCTAACTCTCTTTATCTTTCAATAAAGACCTGACTATATCATCAACCTCTGTGACAGAGTATACAACTCTGGCACAGTAATTATTAGAGCTTAAGAACTCTAATTTATCATTTAGATTATCAAAATATCCCATATATCCATTTCCTTTAGTAGTTATTTCTAGTGCTAGCTTTAAGGAAGGGAAATATACATCTAGTACCCATCTTCTACTAGTAGAGGCTAATTCACTATATGGAACTTGAAATTGCGGGTTTAAGTAACTAAAGTTGTCTAGTATGTGCTCACATATTAATTTCTCTTGCTTAGAGCTAAAAGATCCTAACCCCTCACAGTGAGAGCATACTAAATATTCACTAGATAGTATGTGTTTTGAGGAATATAGCTTTCTATTTCCGCAAGTTATATGCTCTACTAGTACTTTGGTGTTTCCCGCTTGGCTGAGTACTTCTATTGCTTTATACCCTTCAGGCAACTTTTCAGAGTAGTACTCTGCAGTTTTAGTAATTCCAGGTACTTCTCTACAGGAGGGGCAATATTTAGTCTTATTTTTCAACCATTTTAGTATGCTAGACCTTTCTGAGGTATTAATATTTTTACAGTTGGAGCAGACGTAAGTTCCTTTACTACCTTGAAAGGTTAAAGTGTCAAAGCCTAAGGTATCTAAGTCGTAGTCGACCTTAGAACTTCTGCTCCTTGCTTCAGGGTTTACAGCCCTTAGCACATCCCCAACAGTAAAAGGCATGGAGTTAATTTTTCCTGCCGTGAGTTCTGGAGGACAATTAGATCTCCATTCTCTAGTATTTTTAGGTACTTCTTTATCTAAATAATAATCTTTTGCTAACTTAATAGCTTCTTCTAATAACATAGGTTGGCTCCCATTTCAAGCACGCTTGTGCCTTACTCCTAAAAAGGATAGTCGATGAACGTTTTTCTTATATTATACATATTTATGATCAATTGTCAAGTGAAATTTTATATTTTGTATAATACTTAGAAACTTCGCTGCTGATTGCCCAATCTATTCTGTTTTCAAACATTCGCACTTACCGTTTCCAGTTATGCTTTAGTAGAATAGCTCTAAGGGGTTTCCAGCAATTAGAGAGCTTTGCTTATAGTATCTCTACTATAAGGGACTTTAAGTATTCAAATCCGGGTATTTATCGGGGTCTTTCTTCATGTTGATAAATACTTGCTGCATTGCTTTATCTTCTGATAATACAGCAGCGAAATAAATTTCCGCAGTTGTTAAGTCGAGCGCTACAATTTTATACCCTTCAGGAGGAACTACGCAACCTTTGATAATAGGGTTATCCCTAGGAAGCTGCTGCATGTTAAATCGACCTGAAGAGGACAATCGACCCGAAGTGGTCGTGGTTTGGTGAAACCCTGTTCGTACTCTACTATCTGAATTAATACACGGTATTAGCTTAGATATGTAGGTTGATTTAAGTTTTAAATGCGTTCTGATATTCTTAATAAGCTTTGGTACTTTATGCTGAGCAGCTAGAGTGTCTAGCACCTCTTTGTCTACTGATATTGCACCTGTGCCTGTCAATTTACCTGTCGGTTTTAAGCCTACTTTATCAAACAGTAGCTTTCTAATTTGCTGAACAGAGTTAGGATTAAACACTGCACCTTGCTCTTGCTCTAGCTCTATTACTTCTTCTACTTCCCACAACTGTTTACGGTAAGCAGATAGTTGACTGTCTAGGTAGTTATTAGCTTCTAGAAGTCTGTTAGCAGATACCGGAACTCCACGGTCTTCCATTCTAGTTAAGAAGTGAAGTGCTGGTAGTTGTAGCTCTTCGTAACAGTATTTTAACTTGTTGTTCTTAATAAGAATAGGGTAGAACTTACGGAACAGTTGGAATGTAGCATCTGTATCTTTTGCCGCATACACCTTGATTATGTCCCAAGGTATTAGGTCATACGAAAATGTGTCTTGATCAATAGAATACTGTTTTATGTAATCTTTCTTCCACTCGTCAAGTTCATCATCGTACGCCCCTAAATCTGTGTATTTAAGTGCCAAAGATTTAAGTCCGTGAGTACCTTGTCGCTCGTCTAACAGATAGTGAAGAATCATTGTATCGTGTACGTGACCTTCTCTGTGGTCAAACCTTACGCCTAAATGGTAAAGAAACCACTTCATATCAAACTTAGCATTGTGGAACACTACGTCCTTAGTGTCGATAATCCTTTGTAGAATATCAACACATTCTTGGTCTAGTCCATCCGAGTCTAGATAAGCCCCTTGGTGAAGCTCGTATGTTACAGAGATACCAAGCATGTACCCTTCTCTAGGTTCTAATGCACTGGTTTCGGAGTCGAGCGCTACTACGTCAGTTCCGTAGGCTTCTACTCGCCTAAGAAACTTCTTAATATCTTCAGTCTCTCTGTAGAACTCGTAGTTTTTATTTGCCATGTCTTCTTCAACGCCACCAAATATATTATGGATAGCTTTCACAGTTAAGTCGAACACGGGCTTGTTTTCTGGTTTAAATGCTAGCATTGCTGGTGAGATACTAGCAATGAAATTGGGATAACCGCATTTACCTTCAACTTGTTTTCCGGTGTAATCGGTTACTGATGTTTGTTTTGTATAGTTTTTTAGAGCTTCAGAACCTACGAGGATTACGTAGTCGAATTTAGTTGGGTCGAAGTCCGTAAGGTCTATATCTCGTTTAAGTAATCGAGAAACCTTAGTACTTGATAGGTTGTAGACTTCTACCTCATGATTCTGTAACATGAACAGTTTCTGGTATTCAGTCTTGGATGGGCATTTTTGGATGATTGCTATTTTCATATAATTCCTTAGTTTATACACTGAGTTAGTGTGCTACATGATTCTAGACTTGAGAGTCTGAACCTCGTCATAAGTTAGGCTACCAGGGTCTTTAGAGCCAGGTAACTTGTAAACCTCGCATACTAAGTCCGTATTGTAGTCTATTAGCTTTTTTAGTTTATCTGCGGATTCGATTCCTGATTTATCAGGGTCAAATACGATTACTATTTTCGAGACGCCACTCGACATATATGGTAATAGTTTATCAAATATGTTCTTGGCTGTCAATTGTTTTGTTCCTAGCGTTGCCGCGACGTTAGTAAGAGATTTGTCGTGTAAGTTAATCACGTCGAATAAACCTTCCACTAGTATCAAAACGCCTGATGATAAGTCACATTTAATAGGTGACGGAAACAAAGGAGTTTGAACGTCTTTGGGCTTCATTAGGTATTTAGGCGATATGTCAGTGTTTTCATATCTACCAATCATACACACTAAGTTTTCGTCATAGTCTAAGATAGGTATTACTATCCTATCTGGAAACATCTCTTCCGATTTAAACGCACCAAATTTCTCTAGCGTATCTATCCCAATGCCCCTATACTCATACGTAATAGGTGAATGAATATCGGCAGGATACGAAACTACGCGGTGGGCGCGAAGCTTAGAAATTGACTGTTTTATTTTTGCTACCTTTGCGGTGTACGCTGGGGTAGGGTCTCGTAATTGAGTAAGTAGGTTTCCTCTATAACCACAACTTAAACAGTGGTATAGACCAGTTTCCCGGTCTATACGTAATGAAGGATGCGTATCTTCGTGCTCTGGGTTGAAGCACTTAACTAATACATCTTTACCCTTAGGAACGTAGTGAATTTTCTTTTTATCTAAAATCTCTTCAACTCTAGACATTACACTAACTCTCCTGCGCCAGATGGGAAAGTATTTTCTTTACTTTCTTCTTCTGGTCTCAAGTCGTCTATATTGACTTCTTTAGGATGTATCTTTAGACAATTCCATGCTATTGCTACCGTCGATGTAACTTCGTCAGAACTGCTTCTAACTTTTGACGGTATGAATGTAATTGTGCTGGTTTCCTTATCTGGTTCGAGTAGCTGTGCTGTATCGCAAGCATCTAGTATACCTTTAGAAAGTCTAGCTTCTCCGGTAGAGTCTATCTGGTAAGGTGAAACAATTAGTATCCCATATTTCCTAGCTAAGTTTTTAAGTTGCTTAGCTATAATAGTCTGTATCTTCCAATCATACATTTCAGATTCGTGACCATCCCAAACCACTTGGTTAACGTAATCTATTACGGCAACCTTGAACCTATCGCCATACTTGGCTTTTAGTTTTGATAGCTGAACATCGATTGATGCTAGTGAAAGCTCCCTGTCATCTATAACAACTAACTTACTGTCCTTAATGGGAGTGCAAGTTGATTTTAGTTGTTTTTCGAATAAGTAAGGGTCAGGGTCGTCAGACTTTAAAAATTCATCTAAAATATCTTCTGACTCTTCGTATTGACTAGCCAGCCATTCTGCGATAGCTTTTTGCTCTTCAACACTAAATTCACCAGCTTTTATATTCCCATAGTTAACACCAGTAACTATAGAAAGTATCCTCTGGAATGTCTCCTGTCCAGTCATTTCTATTGTGAAATAGACACCAACGTTTCCTTGCTCCATTTGATTTGCTACAATATTGGAGCATACAATACTTTTACCGGATCCTCTTCTTCCCCCTAACAGTATTAGGTCTTCTATTTGACACGTTATTTTACTGTCCCACGTATTAGATAACCCAAGTAGAACTGCGTCTTTAAGAATGTCTTCTTTAGGTTTGAACGCGGTTAGCTCATGCGCAGTTAATACTTTCTCTGGAGACTCAATCTCTTGTTCAAAGTAGATAGGTAGTCTTGCCAAAGTATCCAACATTTCGTTCCTAGAAAGGAGAGATACGTTATCTACAAAATCGGTTATTAAGTCTAGCGCAACCTCTTGGGAGTGGTTATCTAATAAAGCTTCCACCGCTACATCCAAGTCTAGGTTAGTAATATCTAAATTCTGAATAGACTTTAGAACTACTTGAACCCTAGCCGACCTTCCTCTATAAATAGAAATGTCGTTACTAGATGGTAGAGTGTTGAACTCGTGGTAGAAATCTTTAATAGCAGTAAATACGGGTTTGAAGGATTCTGAGAAGTGCTTTTCTTTTATTCTTGAGAAGGCTAATAATGCTTGTTCTGACTCTTTACTGTGCATCAGCAATTTAAGGACTAAGCCTTCAGTATTTATCATTATTGCCCCTATAAGAAAAAAGGGAGTGAGTAACTCACTCACTCCCTCTTAGGTAGTACTAAATATTACTCAGCAGATGCTTCGTCTAACTTCTTACGCTTTGCAGCACCATCGTAGTCTACGCATGTTAAGCCACGACGAGATAGTGTAGAACGAATACCGCGAGCAGTACGTCCAGTAGCTTCTACTAGTTGTTCTACTGTCATTGTTTCAACGTCAACGCCTTCAAATACGTCTACGCGAGCTTGTGCGTTGCTTTTCGCTTGCTTAGGCATCTCGATATTATGAGACTTAGTTAGCGCTAGAGCTTTACCGCGAGCAGAGTTAAGGCTTACACCTAACGCTTCTGCAATTGCTTCAAGGCTTTCACCGGCTTGAGCCATTTCTACGAACTTAGCTTCTTGCTCTTCAGTATATTTGCGTGGTGGAGCAACTTTTTCAGTTGGCTTCACGTCAGATGTTTTTTCTAGGCTAAGTACTTTACCTTGTACTTGTTTAGGAGAGAACTTCCCGCCTAGGATAGCAGAGCTGATTTCGCCGTAAGTGTAATCACCGCTGTTTGCGTCTAAGAATGCTACTAGCTCTGCTTCTTCTGCTTCAGACCATGCTGAGCTACGAGCTTCACTAGCTTTCTGTACGCTGTAGTCCATTTTACGAAGTTTAGAACCTACAGAACGCGCTGATGTTCCAAGTTGTTCTGCTACTTCGATTAGTTGCGCTTGAGTAATTGTCTCGTCAGGAGCGCCTACCATGTCTACTAGTTGCGCAGTGTTATCTTCATTCCAGCTAAATTTTGCCATATTAATAATTATCCTCTAATTCTTTGATTGTCACAATAGGTAGTCCAAGTTTCTCTGCTTTTTTGTAAGAGCTTGAACCTGTCTTTGAATCATCTTCGCAGACTAAGTATTGTGTTGTTTTGGTTACTGATGATTTTACTTCCCAACCGAGTGACGCTAAATGTGTTGCTGCGGCATTTCGATTAGGAAAGTCGTTTAGTTTGCCTGTAATACACACTACACCTTTTTGCTGTACAGTATTACTGACGGTTTTTTCTGTTACTAAATACTGATCCCATTCGGTTTGTAATTCTGGAATCCAGTCTGTTTCGATCCAAGCCATTAAGTTGTTTGCAGCTTTATCGCCACCACCTACTTCGCGTATAGCTTCATATGACAGGTCGTCTATTTTAATTGAGCCTAGCTTCTTGGCTAGTGAAGTACCTACTAAAGGTATTGACATTCCTGAGATAAAATCTGATACGTAGATTTTCTTATTAAGTCGGTCTTGAATCTGAGCTACTAAGTTGCTTGAGGTTTTATCCCCTATCCCTTTTGTTTTACAAAACTCTTCCGTAAGAGTTAATAGCTCGTTAATATGAGAAATCTCTAGTTTATTAACAGTGACCTCTCCGAATCCCTTGATTTTTAAAATCTTACAAAAGTGCTGTACGCGCTTAGTAGATTGTGCAGGACATGATTTAGAGTTTCGACAGAACAATTGACTGTTTACTGTCTCTAGCTCACTTCCGCAGGAGGGACATTCTGTTGGTACTAAAATTTCCATAGTTATTCCTTGGTCAGGTCTGGGAGAGAACTTCCTAGGTTTACGGAGAAGTTCTTATCTCCCCCAAACCATGAAAGTATTATATACACGTTTGTCAAAAATTACAAGTGATTTTTTGATTTATATCACCGTGTACTCTAATCAATACGGGAAACTACACAAGGTATAATCTCACCGCTGCGAACAATGCCTACCTTGCATCCTATTTCTAAGTCTAGCGCCTTTATAAATTCTATATTGTTAAGAGTAGCGCGAGATACTTTCGCATCCCCTACCATAACAGGTTCTAGAATAGCCACTGGAGAAACCTTGCCGCTTTTTCCAGTCTGCCAAACTACGTCTAAAAGAGTAGTCTCCACAGCCTCAGCATTCTCCTTGAAAGCAAAAGCTCCTTTTGGAAACTTAGAGGTAAAGCCATGCGCTTTGAATTGAGCGTTACTAGATAGTCTGTACACAATTCCGTCTGTTAGAAAGCTTGCTGTTCCATAAGCAGAGGCTAAACCATCTTCTATCTGTAGTTCAGTTACAGGCAAAAATCCGTTTCGGTATAAGAACTTCATGTCATCCGGATATGAAGTAGTAATACCAATAGAAGATTCCGAGGTTTGTACAGAGTAGGCAACAAATTCAATAGATCCTTCTACAACCTTGCTAGAGTACTCGTCGAAGTCTTTAAGGTTTAAAGCTCCAGATACGTAATTCCGTGCATTAGGCATAGTGTGACTACAAACTACTTCTCCAGTAATTTGTACTAAATCCTTGTCGGTTTCGATCTTATGCGGAATAAGCTGTCGGATTTTATCTGTTATATCGCGTCCCTTAAATCCATCACCTCTAGTAAGAGACAATGTATAATTTCCTTGGACGTATAATAATGAAATAGCAGCTCCGTCTAGCTTTGGAGTTTTGGTACATCTTTCGATGCTTAGTGGGGCATCCTGCATGTCGTAGCACTTTTGAAGTGAATACATTCTAAATGCGTGAGGTGTGTCTCCGTTACCAGAGATAGTTTGTCCGTACATACGTTCTAATGTGTCGTATTGCTCATTAGTAAGGATTGGGTTTCCATCGTAGTAGGCTTCAGAAGCAGTTTTAAGTAGTTCTTTCATTTCGTTTCTCTAGTAAAGTTTCTAACACTTCTGCTTTAGACAGAAGATCTACCAAGGCTTCAAACAGAGCCAGTGTGGTATCTAGAGTATACGGGACTGTAAATCCGTTTTTTGTTGGAGCATAAACTCCCTCAAAATCTAAATACCATTCCCGAACTGAAAGATAAGACTTACCTCTAAACTCGGTTACTGACAGCTTGTATAAGATTCCTTTTTCGTCGTTTTTGAATAGTTCGACTTCTAGTTTATCTACGTGACCTTCCAGCATTGCTATTCCCTAGTACAGAACTCAGGGGTACAATCTTAACAATTCTAGATAGTGGTAAGAATCGTAGCTTGTATGAGTTCCAACTCCATACCGCAACTCTGTTGTTATTCAGCACATTTACACTACCATCCTCATTGGCTACTATATGATAACTACCATCAGAGTTTTTACGTCTGGCATTATCAGGTAATTCCTTTTCTATGTAGGAAGACTCGTGTAAGTCACGAGTCCCAGTAAGGTAGGTAATTTGATTGCTGCCACTTTTTCGGTAATACAGGTAGAAGTCGCCTTGTGCGTTACGCTCAAAAGTTTTTGCATCCATATTATTACCCCTTTAGTGCTGTTGCTTGTGTTAGAACGCTTGTGAAGTACTGCGCAGCTTTACCTGTTAACTTGGTCACGATATCTTCGTCGATTAGGTCTTCGTCGATAGTTGCAATTGCAGTTTTTAGTTCTTCGATTGCTTGTGCCTTATTAACACGCTTAGTGCCAGTTGAGCCGTCAGCAGATTTAGCTGCTTTAGCGGTTGGAGTTTTCTTGACGTAAACGTCAGCTTTTGATAAGATAATACGTACACCGTTAACAGTCTTATCAAATTGCTCTGATAAGCTCTTCACGATTTCCGCACTGTGGTCGCCACGCTCTGCTTCTGGAAATTTTTCAATTTCTGTTACGTATTGCGCGATTAGTTCATCTTTTGCTTCAGGTGTCCAGTCAGACATTTTTTATTTCCTTCTTTTATTATTGAAAAGGTATTATATTATGATTTGGGCTTTTGGTCAAGAAATTTAATGAATTTCTGACTTAGTAAACCCTAACGCGCCCACTCGTGTGTTCAGCTTAGCTAGAGCATCAGTATTTAATAGTCTAGACTTATACTTAACACGACGTGATACGATACTTTCATTAAAGTTACGTGTAGTAATCTTTTTTATGGGTGATTCAACTGAGACAGGGGCTAAGTAAGCGCACATAGCTAAATCGTGCCCCATGGCTTCTCGCAAGAAATTGTCTACACTATTAGAATACACACCGCCGTCTACTATAATAAGGTTAACCTTGCGGTTATACTTACCACTATGAAGAGAGTATATTTTTCGTATACCTTTCATTAGGTAGTATTCAGGGTCTCCAGGCTTTTCTAAGTCTACACAACCTAAGTGAACCGTAATAAGCTGGTTGAATACATAAGTAGCAAGCCTACGATCGCCACGCTCTAGGATAAATATATCAATGTCAGA